CAAGCAGCAGTGCTTTGGGGTATAGACCAATACAGAGGAGAGTTATATCTTATAGATATAGAAAATAGACAAGGTGGAGGTATTAGAGCTGCACTTGATTGCATGGCTCAATGGTTACATGATTACGATTGTAGACATTGGATAGTAGAAGAAAATGGTTTTCAATCTGCTATACGCATGGACGAAGGTATAAAAGAATTTACTTTACGAACAGGTATAACAGTACAAGGACATCTTACAGGTAAAAACAAACATGACCCACTTTATGGTGTAGGTGCTATGGCAGATTTATTTGAAAACAATCGTATACATCTTCCTGTCGGTGATGGTATGTCAAATGCAAAAGTACAGCAATATAGGCAACAACTGTTATACTTTGATGGTAAGCCTGTTTCAAAAAGAAACAAAGCTAAAACTGACATAGTTATGGCAGCTTGGTTTCCAATGAAAGTTTTTAGGCGTATGCAAAAAGAGCATGCTGCCGACATAGGATTAGACTATAATCCTAGTTACGGAGATTACAAGATGACGGAGATAAACAACGCACCATGGGCATAGAAAATATAGACCAAAAAAGCTACAAAGAAGTTATAGCTAATGCAGCTAATTTAACATCTGGAGAAAACGTTAGAGTTAGACAAGTTAGCAAAGCTAGAATTAAAGCTATTCTTAATGGTGGTCCTGATGGTATAAAAGCATTACTAGGTGACACAATGGAAACATCTGATGCTGATTTATTACCAGCTCCTAACATGTTGCAGTCTGGTATTGACCGACTTGCACAAAAAATATCTGGCGTACCTAATGTACGTGTAGATGTACCTAATGATGCAGATTCTACAAGAGCAAAGGTACGTGCAGAAAAACTAGAACGTATTGTTACTAGTTATGATGAAAAACAAAATTTAAGTTTACAATTAGCACAAGCATCTAGGTGGTTACCTGGTTATGGTTTTTGTGCTTGGGTAATAAGTACTAAAAGAGATAAAAATGGTTTTTATTATCCTAGTGCTGAACTACGTGACCCTTATGATACATTCCCAGGAAACTTTGGTCCAGACCAAAAACCTAGAGAGTTAGCTGTTGTACGTAGAGTACCTAGATATAAACTTGCACAAATTTATCCTGAATTTGCAAATGATATTTTAAAAATTGATGAAGATGACACTGGTGAAGAATATCAAGATTATGCTACACCATTTATGTCATACGATACTAATCGTGAACAACAATGGGAAGATAATACATCACAAGGTGTACGTATTATTGAATATTATGACCAAGGTGGTACTTATGTTATATTCCCAGAAAAGAATTTAATTTTAGATTTTATACCTAACGTACTATCAACTCCACCATTTGTATTTGTTAAAAGAGTATCTTTTGACATGCTTAAAGGACAATACGACCATGTTATAGGTCTTATGGCTATGATGGCAAAAATAAATATTATGTCAGCTATAGCTATGGAAGACTCTGTGTTTACAGAAACTAACATATCTGGAGAGATAGAATCGGGACAATATAGAAAAGGTAGATTTGCCGTTAATTATCTAGCTCCAGGTACACAAGTTTCTAAACCACAAAATAACATGCCGTACCAATTGTTCCAACAAATTGATAGATTAGAAAGACAATTGCGTTTAGTTGGTGGTTATCCAGTAACTGATGATGCACAGTCACCTAACTCATTTGTAACTGGTGCAGGTTTACAAGAACTTAATGGTGCTATGTCACTTATGATTAATGAATATAGAGAAATCATAAAACATGGTTTAGTTGAAATGGATTCTAAACGTTTAGAGCTTGATACTATTTTGTCATACTCAAATAACATTACTAAAAAACCTATGGCAGGTTATTTAAACGGAACTGCATTTTCAGAAAACTATCAACCACTAAATGATATTGGTGGTGACTATAGAACAAGACGTGTCTATGGTGTTATGGCAGGTTTTGATGAACCACAAAAAATTGTAACTGGATTGCAATTGTTACAAGCAGGTGTTATAGACGTAGAAACATTACAAGATAATATTGATGGTTTAGAAAATATACAAAAGGTACAAGAACGTATACGTAAAAATAAAGCAGAAAATGTTTTATTTGAAAGTATATTGTCTAGGTCAGCACAAGGAGATAGTGCTGCAACTATGGCTGCAATAGCTATATACGAAAATCCAAATGCTATTACAGATATAATGAAACAGTTTTATACACCTGAAGAACCACAGATGACACCTGAACAAATGGCTATGATACAACAACAGTTAATGGCACAACAAGGTGGTGGACAACCCCCTACATTAGCAGCTGCGTTTGGATTGTAATGGACTACGAAGATGCTTTTTGGGAACTGGTTTATCAGGAGTATGGAGTTGTAGATGAACTTGATGTTATGAACGATAACATTGTAGAAATCATACAACCACAAAAAGGAATAATAATATTAATTACTAAGGAAATGTATGTGTAAAAATAGACGTGGTGGTTCAAGAACACCTAAAAAACCTTCAGCTATTCCAGCTGCAATTCCTGGTGCAGGTGCAGGTATGAATAGAACAGATGGTGGTCCTGCTGACAAACAAGCTATTCGTAGATTGCCAGATGCTGGTTATAATGAAAACAAAGCATTTGTTGCAGGTCAAAAAGCTGTTGACGGTTTACCTAAAGAACCTGCATCTCCACAAGTAAATGCTAGACCATCAGAAACTTCTGGTGGATTACAAGCTCTTATATCTGCAGGAACTGATAGACAATATGAATCTAATACAGCTGGTTCTGTTTTTAGTAATAATCCAAATAGACCTCCGCAAATGTTAGCTGATGATTACGATATTTTGTTAGAAACATTAACTACACAAAATCCAGACAATCTTATGTTTAAACAATTGTATAATGCAAGACAAGCTCAGAAACGATAAATGTTTTATAAACTTGAAGATGAACGTCAGTTTGGTATAAATGCAAATCTTGAACGACAAAAGTATAAAGCTGCAAAAGAATACCTAGAAGCTAATCCACAATACGCAACAAGATTAAATGCATTAACAGAACGTTATGCAATTTTACCTATTGAAGTTTTAGACCCTATTGCAAAAAATGCAGAAATACCTGTAGATAGTCCATCACTACAAGAATTATGTGATGATTATACAAAACAATGGTGCGCACAAGCTGGTGAAGTATGGGAAGCATCTAGACAAAAACATAATACAGGTAAACATATTGAAGATATGACTATGAATTATGGTGATATATTATTTGGTTTACCTTCTTTAGTTACTGCACCATATAATCGTTTTGTTGAAGGTGGGGAAGAAAAAGTTAAAGTTGGTAAAACACAAACATCATTATGGTTTGTTGCATTACAAGATGCTGTATCAGAAGCATTTGTTAAATATAATCCTTTTAATGTTTCTTCAACTATTGAGCAACCTTACTATAACGAAGAAACAAAAGAGTTTATTTCATCAGAACAATACGATAATTTAAACCCAGCAGAAAAATTGTTATATGCAATACCTGGTGCAAAGTATTTACTTAAAGATAATCAAATGATGTTTAATTCTAGAATATGGGCTTATGCACAACAAATGAATGCTATGGATAGATATTTAGAAGCTGGTTATACAAAAGAAGAAGCACAAAAATTTATACCTATTGATTTATCTGCAACAAAAGTAGAAGGTTTAGGTCAAAAAGAAAATTGGTTAAATGAAACTAAACAATGGATAGAATTTGCTAAAGAAGCTAAAAGTCTTGGTGGTGAAGCATATTTGTTTGAAATGTTAAATCAAATTAATTTAGGTAGACCTGTTAATTACAATAGAGATAATGTACTAACTGTAGAATCTTTATTAGCTGAAAATATGCCAGAGTATGAAGATTTAATAAATTCTGGTATGACTGAAGATGAAGCTAAAAAATATATTTATGCACGTATTGGTACACCTATTGTTAAACCTAATGAAGATGGTGAAATAAACTGGACATCAATACAAAGTCCTAATCAAATAGAAGCCTTTGCTGGTAGACGTTTTATTTATAATCCTGAATTAGCTGATGAATATTCTAAACGTAATGAAATGAATATCAATGAAAAACTAGGAATTAAAATACCTTATTCACAAGGAAGATACCAGGCATCAATGAATTATCGTGTAGGTTCTGAAGCATACAATACATCATCAGGTTGGATAGATGGTAAAGCTAGAATTATTCCAGAATTAGTATCTGGTGGAATTATTAAAGGTGCTAGACAATCTAAAAAATTATTAAAAGTTGTTAACAAAATTAATGATTATGAAGAATTATATAGTCCTGTTAAAAAAAGACAGATAGTATCCGATTGGGCTATAGCTAACAATAAAAATCCTGTTACAGGTGAAGCTGTAGAAGATGTATTAGGTACTTTAGATACAATTGATATTGAAAAATTAGGTGTTAATAAATTTGTACCTGAAGTTTCTGAAACATTAAAACTTGCACGTAAACAAACTAGAAAACTTAAAAGAGAGTATGGTTTAATGGGATTTACTGTAAAAGGTGTATTAGCAGGTACTCCAACAAAATTAGTTACAAGATTAGATGAATCAGGTGTTATAGACGATTTAGCTAAAACAAGTAGCATATTAGAGCTTGAAAACAATTCATGGACAAGAAACTTTCCACCTGAAATTAAACAACTAATAGCTAGAACTGATGATAAACAAGAATTAAAAAATATATTTACGTATGCTTATGGTGATGGTTATCAATTAAAAGGATTAGATACACCATTTGTTTTACAGGAATTACCTAAAGGTCAATCGTACATACTTAATGAAGCAATTAAAAAAGCTACAGGTGTTAATCCTGGCTTACCTTCATTAGGTTCTATTGCTGGTAGGTCTGTAGGTAAGGCTTTGGAAGTAACAGATAAATCTTTTAGAGGTGTTTTTAGAGGTGCAGCAAGTGCATTACGTACTACTAAACCAATAGTTTTAGATGATACAAAAGTTTTAAACCTTAATGATTACAACATTTGGAAAAATAAAGGAGAACGTTTAGGTAGAAATCTTGGATTTTATTCTGAATTAACAGCAGGCATGTCACCATATTGGAGAAAAAAAATGTCTATACTTCCTGGTTCAAACATACCATATGCAAGTAAATTAGAAGGATACAACAATGTTGTAAAACAAATTATGTCAACTGGATTATCATCTAAAGTTGCAGACAATTTGCTTGATGAATTTATTGGTATGAACTATACAATAAATAATGTTAATAAATTTGCAAGAAAATTAGCAGAAGCACAAATAGATGATGTTGCTGTTAAAACAAATCCTAAACGTGCAGAAATACTTCAAAGACATTACAACAATGTTTTTGATAATGAAGAACAAATACAAATGTATTTAGTTGACCCTAAAGGTAAAATGTTAACAAGTCCATGGACAGCACGTATAACTAATCCTGATTCTGGAGAAACAACATTTATTCCAACAATAACTAAGTTATCTGAAGCTGCATCACAAGGCGCACCATTATTAAATAGACGTGTTGTAGATAGAACTTTAGGTAAATATTTTGATGAAATACCTGAATTAGAACAAGGTACATTTATGGATGGTGTAAAAATATATGCTAAAGAATTAAAAGAACAAGGTATTAAAAATGTAAAAATACCTACTACTAAAATACAAAATGATGTTCTTACTATTGTATTAGATAGCTGGATGGGAAGGTTGTTTAAACCTAAAACTATTGTTAAACCTGCACTAACACAAAGAGTTTTATTAGAAGAACAAGTATTTTTTGCTGTACATCCTGATATAAAAGGTGCATTGGATAGTCCTTTGTTTTATATGCAATGGTTGTTTAGTTATCGTTATTTCCCAAAACGTTCATGGGTTAAAAAACTTATGAAAAATGTTATGGATAGTGGACAAGATGTAAATGAAGTTACATTAGGTCATTTACATTTAGAAGCTATTAATGCAAATTTAAATTACAACAATTAAAAAAAAAAAAAAATTAATAAAAGAAATACAATATATCAACCAGTTAGTCCTAAAAATAGTAGAGCAGTAGAAGCAAGAATATTTCAATATAAAAAATTATATCTAGACCCTATATCTAGAAAAGTTGCAAGCTATGACAGTTTTGATGACGTTGTTGCATGGTCTACTACTAATGATGCAATTAAATTACGTGATAGATTAATAGATGCTACTGGTTCAACATTTACACAAGGTGCTGATGATATAAGAATACAAGAAAATTGGATTAAATATCTTAAAGAACGTGAGTTTGAAATCAGAATGAATACTGGTATGGCATTAGAGGAAGGTGTAGATTATACATACGGTGCTGATGGTGTTGCAGTTTATGATGTAACTAAAGGATTTACAGGTAGTTTAGAACTACGTAAAGGTATTGCTTATGGTGTATTTAAAGACGTTGATGGTACAGAGATAAAACTACTTCCTAAGTATGACAATATTTATGATAAATATACACCTAAAGATAATGATAAATTTATTAGAGGTATTAAAAATTATATAGAAGCTGTTGATGAAGATGGTAATTTAATATTTGATTTTGGTTATGCAATACTTCCTAAAAATCCTGAATTAAATAATCCTATTGCTAAAGGTGTAGATTGGTATGACCGAAAATTAGAAAGTGTTTTTGATACATTATTAGCGTCACCATTAGCTAGATTAAATAGAAGTCCTATATTTAAACAAAATCGTTGGATGTTTTTATCTGGTAACTTTGAAAAGTTTAGTCCTGCGTTGCAAGCTAAATTTATAGATGAAGCTGAAAAAGCAAAAATACCTAATTACATGATTAAAAAAATTAAAGGTATAGCAGCTTTACAATCAGGTACACAAGATAATTATCGTGCTTGGTCAGACTTAGCAGGTTCTTATGCAGTAAGAGAAATGAAATCTTACTTGTATGATACTAAAAATAGACACAGAATTTCAGATGTTACTAGAAACATATTTCCTTTCCCAGAAGTATTTATTGAAGTAGGTAAACGTTGGGGCAAAGCATTTGTAGAAAATCCATTTATGGGTAGAAATATAAACATGGCAAATAAAGGTTTTCAAACATTGACAGGTACAGATGTTTATGCAGGCGAAGGATATTTTGGTATTGACCCTGTTAGTGACCAAGAAACATTTTTGTATCCATGGAATGAAACATTTAATAATTTACTTTATGGTGATGGCACTAACTTTAAAATGGTAGCTAAAGGTTACTTAGGTGGTATAAACATGGTAAGTACACAAGCATTTCCTAGTTCACAACCAATGGTACAAGTTGCTATAGATGAATTAATGGATGCAACAGAAGTAAATCAAAAATTTCAAGACCAATTTTTTGGAGATTTTCCACCACCAAAAGACTTAAAAGAAGCTATTACTGGTAGTCCAAATCCTTGGTATAACAAATATAGAGCTGGTACAAAAGGTAGTAAAGGTGGTATTGATTTAATTCGTGAAACATTTAGTGATACATACGTAGACCCAGACAATAATTTTATTAATTGGGATATGAATGATATGCATATGAGTATGCGTGCAGAGTCTACACTTAATTTATTTGAAGCAGTTAAATCAAGTTATGACCAACAAAGACTATTAGAAACTGGACAACTTGATAAATACATTAATGATTTAATGGATAATTGGGATGGTAAAAGAGAAGTTGTTGGTTTTGATGAGTTACTTACATATTTTCAACAAACAGGTAAAGATGCATATCCATATAAACCAGGAGAGTTAACACCTGAAATATTAGATAAAGCAACTTTAAAATGGTCTGCGTTAAAAGCTCAACAATCATTAATATTTCGTTCTCTTGCACAATTTGGTTTTCCTACTGGTTTTGTACTTAAATCAGCTATACAAGATAAATCAGGTAAATGGTGGGCAACTGCAGTATTAGCTGAAGAATATAGCAAATTAGTACAAAAACATTATGGAAATCAAAAACTTGCTGCTAATGAATTTTATAGTGTTTATGGTGTAGACCATGCTTATTTAACAACAACAACAAAAGATAAAACAGCTGGTGCAAAAGTATACGATAGGTCTGTTGTTGAGTGGAAAAAGAAAAATGAAAAAGAAATACAGTTATTACCTAATTCTTATAATTTATTAAATCCATCTAATCCACAAGCAGAACGTACATTTGACCAAATGATATTTGAAACTACTAGAAATCCACTTGAATGGAATTATGCATCAAATGATACAGCTGCATGGTTTAGAAAACAAAGATATGCAGAACAAACTAAAGCTACATTTGGTGATAATGCGTATTCAGATTATTTAATACGTGCATACACAAATGCATTAGAAGAAGCATATCCTGGATACAATGATGCATATGGTAAACGTAGTACTGCAAGTCCACAAGATATATTTGAAGAAATGGAAACTTATTGGTTAACTTTAGATTTTCCACAAAATTATGAATCAGGACAAGGTTTTAAATTGTTTTATGAGAACTACTGGAATCCAATGGTAGAGATGTCACAAGAAGAAAGTGGTACAGGCTCTACTACATGGTGGAGAAACTCTAAAGACCCAATTGCATTTACTATGAGAAAACGTGTTGCAGATGGTGCATATGGTATTATTGAGGACTATCCAGAGTTTTTATCTGTTTATCAAAATGTAATTATACGTTTATTTGCTGGGGATACAGAGTTTATGGACTATACTTCAGCATTAGAAGAAAAAAGAAGGACAATAGGTAATCGTTAATGGCTACTGCAGAAGAAATTGCACAACTAGAAGCTGACACAGGGTTAAAAGTAAACGATATTATTAATGACCCATCAAGTTATGGTTTAAATGTACAAATGGGTGTATATTTAGAAGGTTTAATTGCTGATGACACATCTGATATAAATACAATATCATTAATTGTTAATCAAGCAGTAACAAGTTTATCTAATCTAAGTAATAATACTACACCTGTACCTTTTCCTTTTGGTACTAATGATGAAAGATATTTAACAATTAAAGATGAACAAGGTAATCCTTTAGTTGTTGATGGACAGATTAAAACTGTAAAAGTAGATAAAACAAATATATTTCCTGCAACTAATTTTTTTGATGCATTTATGTCTTCGCTTACATTAACACAAACTAAAGCAATACAAGATGCTGCTATTGATGCAGGATATATTACAGAAGATGATTTAGCAGATGAGTTAAATGGTGTAAAAGGTGAAGTTACTAGAGCATTTATTGGTGAAGTTTTAAATTATGCACTAGAAACAATGGATAGTTATGCACCAGGTGGATATGAACGTAACAATTTACAAGATAAAATCAATCAAGGTTTTGCTAATGGTTCAAAAAATGCAGATATAAATAGTTTATTTGGTGGTGTTAACTTTGCTACTACACAAGATAGTGCTGAGTTAATAGAATCAAAAGAAGTATTTAGTGTTGCATTAGAAGAATATTTAAATTTAAAAGAACAAGAACAAACTAGAATAGATATTGCTACAGCTAAACAAATAGAAGCATCTGTAAGACAACCTACTTTTACACAGTTAGAAGATGATTTATTTAGCCTTTATAAACAAATATACAACAAAGATATGTCAGATAAACGTATGTCAGATTTTGCTACAAATATTGCAATGAATTGGAGTCCTTATGTAAAAGCATTAGTTGCCCAAGACAAAGCAGTTAAAGCTGGTGAAGTTTATGATACTTTTTATGGTACTTCAGCATTAGAACAAATGGGTGCAGAACCAGGTCAAATGGTTGGTGGTTATGTTTCTTTTGAAAAATTAAAACCAGAATTTGAAGTAGAAAACCCATTAGAAGCTGCTAAAAGAGAACTTTTAGAAGAAGCAGAAGCTGATGTAGAATTTAGACAAACTAATATAAATAAAGAACAAATGCAAAAGGATTATCTTGCTTGGAGGTTAGGTAGCTAATGGAAGAATTATCTATAGAAGAATATAAAGAATTAGCTGAAGAATTTTTAGAAAAATATAACAAACTTGATTATATTGCTAGTGGTGAGCGTGCTACAGATAGATTAAATAAAACAGACCCTATGCGTGTAAATCCAGGGTTAGAAGAAATTTTTGGTAATCCTGATGCAGAGCTTGCACAAGAAGAATTAATAAAAGAATATCAAAAAAAAGGTATTGATGCATCTAGAGTTGCTTATCTTAAAGATACAACTCCACCTGATACATTAAATACAAAAGC